TCAGACGAACAGCACGGAATTTGGGGTGGGTTGTCCCATCGTGAAAGAAATGCTATGGTACGTAAATATACAAAAGCCGATAAATCCTTGGAAGAATGGTTGGAATAAAATGTCACCTAAGCCACAAACGATTAACAATAAAGACTTGAAAGCATTTCTTGCAGCTAATAAGCGTGTAACACGCCTAACTGGCCAGCTAGAACGTTACTTACTAGCTAGGGAGCCTGAACCAAGGCGTCAGGATATTTTGCATCCAAGTGATTTAGTTAAACCGGAGTGGTGTGCACTGCATGCTTATCATGCTTTGCAAGGTAACTATGTATCTACCTCAGATAAGCCAACCTTGCGCCTTCAGTCCATCTTTGATGAGGGCCACACTATCCACCATAAGTGGCAGTCCTGGATCAAGGGCATGGGCAATCTTTATGGCGTATGGGAATGCGTTTACTGCAACGAGACTTTTTACGCTACCTCGCCAGAGGCTTGCACTTCTTGTGGAGAAAACAGCCTGTCCTATAACGAAGTTCCCCTAGTATCTGACAAGTACAAGATTGCTGGGCACTCTGACGGTTGGGTCAAGGGACTAGGTGAAGACTACCTAATTGAAATCAAGTCTATTGGCGCAGGAACTCTACGCTTTGAAGCCCCAAGCTTGCTAGCATCTGCTGGTGGAGATCTAGAGACCGCTTGGAAGGCTATTCGCCAGCCATTTAGGACGCATATACTCCAGGGCCAGATGTACTTGCATCTCTGTCATTTGCAGGAGCAAGAAGGTTTAATTAAATCTGCGCCAAAGTCCATTGTCTTTATCTATGAACTAAAGTCTAACCAAGACTACAAAGAATTCGAAGTCATGTACGATCCAGAATACATAAACGATATTTTTGAAAACGCAATGGATGTATCGTGGGCAGTTGACAACAATGTACCTCCTGCCTGTAATATTGATCCCGTAAAAGGATGCCCACGTTGCGCATCATTTAGGGAGGATAGCTAATGGAACATCATGAAGAAACTTGGTGGGACATTTTTACGGACGTTAATCACATCTTGGCTGAATTGGGTTGGACCCTTGTTCAAGATGTAATTATTATCGGCTTGCTATACAACATTGTATTCAAACGCATTATCGTACCAAAGCTTAAGCACCAATTACATCAAGAAATAGACAAAGAGCATGGCATTAGCCATGATGAGGAGGATAACTAATGGGACAAAGCACACAGGCAATGAAAATCTTTGAAGAAAATGGGTTTTACTTTCCAAACAAGCCCGCTTACGAAATTCCAAACCTACCTAGAGACATTACAGATCTAGGCGATGAAGCTCTTATGGAGTTATTTGTATGCCTAACTAGTTGGAGTGACTACCTGTCCTCACAGTTTGCCATAGCCGCTATTGATGAGCGTGAGGCCGGACGTACTGTATCGGTTCTAGAAGCCAAAGCAATGATTGCAAACTGGAAGGGCGGTAGCGGAGATAGAGTAGCTATTGCAAAAGCTAACATTGCTCTTGATCCAGGAGTAGCTACTGCTAACGAAGACCTAGAAGCAAAGCACGCTTACCGCAAGCTAATAGAAACCCTTGTACAAAATGTGGATAGAGACTCAGCACTAGTATCTCGTGAACTAACTCGACGTACTTCAGACAGCGGAGTAAAGTCTCGTGCACGGAGGTATGCGTCGTAATGCGCCCAGGAAATAAAGACGCTTGGGTAATCTTAAAAACTTATTACCCAAAGACAAGCAGTGCCCTTACTCGCTTAGGTCAGCTAATAAAACTAGTAGATGAAGAGATAGACGAAACTACCCAGTTTCAAGATTCAATTACTAAACTAGCTGAGTCAGAAGCTTTTCTAAAAAATATAACTAACGTCGTACAAGATTACGTAGATCCTGAAGTAGTAGGAGAGGACCTATCAGAAATTGTAAAGATCATCGCTTCTTCAATACTTAGCGAAGTCACCGCATCTAAAGAGTTTGTTCAAGCTTTAGATGGAATTTTACTTGCTGTCAGGGATATCCCACAAGATATTATGGAAGCTTTTTATGGGTTAGAGTTTAATAATAGCTTCCCAAATAAAGAGCCTCAATGGACTCCAGATCCACATAAGAACCCTTACGGTAAATCTACTACTGTAAGCACTGGTACTAATACATATGTTTCTCCTCATAACAGCTACGTAGTAACTCATACAAATAAAACTAAGTACGTAGGTAATGTACAGCCTCCAAAAAAGATGCCTTCTAAGAAGCCTAGTAATGACAAGGATGTTTATTAATGATTATTGGAGTATCAGGCTACGCACAGTCAGGTAAGGATGAAATAGCTAAACTTGCTGCTGAGTATGGATTTGAGCGTGCAGCTTTTGCAGACACTCTACGTGAAGCAATACTAGCTCTAAATCCTATGATTGGTGTAGGGGTTAGAGCTAAAGATTTAGTAATGCTAATGGGCTGGGAGAAGGCTAAGCGCATGAGTGCAGAGCTACGTATACTGCTACAGCGTATGGGTACCGAAGCTGGTCGTGAAATTTTTGGGGAAAACATTTGGGTAGATAGGACTCTAGGGGGGCTAGATCCTTCTAAGAATTACATTATTACCGATGTACGTTACAAGAATGAAGCAAATGCTATTCGTGACTTAGGTGGTCAAATCTGGCGGGTAAAGCGTCCAGGCACCGGTCCAGTCAACAAGCATAAGTCTGAAGTAGACCTAAACGACTATAACTTTGATTTTACACTAAAGAATGATGGTGATTTAGAAAACCTAAAGCACCTAGTAGACAAGATGATGCTGGTAGTAGTATGAGTCTTAAAGTATTTGGTGTGCCAAACCTTAAAGGCCCAGTATGGGTTGGGGTTGATCAGTCATACTCAGGGTTTGCCATTACTGCTATAGACAAAGATGGAAACTACTACACGGAGGTAAAAAAGATTGAAGGAGATGGCGTTGAGCGTTTGCATAAATCTCGTGCATTTCTACTTGGGTTTCTTAATAGGTACATGGTTGATGCGATCGCTATTGAGGGGTACGCGTTTGGGAGCCAAATGGCAAACATGGCAGGAGAGCTTGGAGGAATGATTAGGCTAGCTCTGTTTGATACCTATAGGTTTGATAATCAAGCAGCAGCTCTTCCTCTAGTTGTCCCACCTACCAGCCTGAAGAAGTACATAGCAGGTAAGGGCACAGGTATTAAGAAGAATCAAATTTTACTAGCTGTGTACAAAAAGTGGAACGTAGAGTTCAATGATGATAATGCCGCAGACTCTTATGGACTAGCTCGTATAGTTCGTAACCAACATGACTTTGAGTACGAAAAAGAAGTTTACGACAAGTTAATAACTAAATAATGATAAGGTTTTCTTGAGGGCGCTCTATAAATCGAAAACTAAGGAACAATAATCGTGAGCGAACAAGAAGACGACAAATATCTACGGGTAAGTGCTGGGTCAAATGCTCAGTCCGTAGGTTCTGCAATAGCCTATGCGCTATATGAGAACCCCACTGTAAAGATCAGAGCAGTAGGTGCATCAGCAGTCAATCAGGCTGTAAAGGCAATTGCCATCGCTAGAGGCTACGTAGCACCTAGAGGGCTAGACCTAGTCTGCAAGCCAGGATTCACCAATATTGAGTCCAGAGAAGGCAAGATTTCAGCAATTGTGTTTACAATTACTGCAAATTAACCCTGATAATTTAATATTCAAAGCGTACTGTATATATCAGTACAACTCTCTATTCTAGAATGAGGTAAAAAGTGGCTAATTCATCAGATACTGTTGATGCAGCGTTAGCAGGAATGGCTCAGGTTGGGGCACCTAGAGTACCTATGGGTACGTCTTTTGTAGCCAACACCATGTATGCTTCTGCTGACATTGGAAATCAATTAGTTCGTCCAAGAGGTAACGTTCAAGCCGGTGATCCAACTATGGGTACGCCACCAGCTTCTCGACCAAACGTTCTTCTTGGTGCAGACCGTCTAGGCGCAAAGTACACCGTGTTTACAAACACTGTGGTTCCTACTGCACCTGAAGCTGGGTTCACCCAAGCAAGTGGAAAGATCCTTCCTGCGAAGACCCTTCGTAGCCGAAGCATCGATTCATTTGACGACGGTATGAACTCGTCTTATGCTTAAGCTATAACTAAATAACAATTTAATATAAAGTGAGGTAGCCCTTCGGGGCTACCTACACTAATCGGGATAACAATTGGAGGTATGCTGTGCTATCAACCGCACTTAAAGCGTATAGAACTAGTAAGAAAAATGAACGCAAGCATTGTGTCGTAGCCCAATGGGCCACAGAGCTTTCAGAAGAAGATGCTTCAAGTTTTACTGAAGCACTAGTAGATTACTCTATTTCTAATAGACAATTACTTAATATTTTAAAATCGGTGGGGGCTCCATTTAGCTTAGAAGCACTCCGTAAGCATCGTAATCAGGAGTGCCCATGCCAAGCTTAGGTTCAGAATTAGCCAAGCTACGTAAAGAAATGGCGTATGACGGCCCAGAATGGCCAGTAGTACAACAAGCAAAGCCAACAGTAATCAAGCAACCTGCTAAGCCTAAAAAGACTCCTGCCTTAGTAGGTGGCTGGAAGACTGCAGTTATCTTGCCTGATCCACAGATTGGATTCCGCCAGTTTGAGGGCGAAGAGCTAGATCCTTTCCACGATGAGGCTGCTATGAGCGTAGCCCTTCAGATTCTTAATGCGGAACAGCATGAGAATGGGGTACACCAAGTAGTTAATCTTGGTGATTATATTGACCTTCCAGCGCAGGGCAAGTATGAGCAGGAAGCTGCTTTTGCTTTTACTACTCAGCATGCAATTGATCGTGGCAGTCTATTTGCTGCTGAACAGCGTGCTGCTGCTCCTAATGCAAAGATCATTATCCTTGAAGGCAACCATGACCGCCGTATGCAGAAGTTTGTACAGGCTAATGCTCTGTCAGCTTTTGGCTTACGCCGTGCTAACACCCCAAGCTCATGGCCAGTCATGTCTATGCCATACCTGCTACGCCTAGAAGACTTCAACGTGGATTACATTGATGCCTACCCAGCAGGTATGTGGTGGATTAACGACAAGCTTCGTGCTATTCATGGAGATAAGGTAAACTCGGGTGGCTCAACAGCCATGAAGTACACCAATGAGATGCCCCATATCTCTACAGTATTTGGACATATCCACCGCCAAGAGATCCAGTCAAAGACTACCTTTGATCGTGAGGGTCGTATCAAGGCTATGGCTATCAGCCCAGGCTGCCTATGCCGTATCGATGGTCACGTACCTAGCGTCAAGGGCTCTACGGATTCTAATGGCAAGCCAGTAACCTACTGGGAGAACTGGCAGCAAGGTATCGCAGTAATTCGTTACAAGGATGAAGGCTCATTCCATGTGGATCTAGTCCATATCGACGAGGGCAAGACTCTTTACAAAGGTCAAGAATTTATTTCTAAAGTTTAATAAACGTACTACTTATTAGGAGAAACCATGTCTGAAACAACCACTTATACCTGTACAAAGTGCAATAGCTTTATTTCATCTTCGGGCGCATGCCTTTGCGGAGCAGATATTACTGCTTATGGGGAGGCCTATGACTCAACTAAGCATACTAACCAATACCTTATAGAAAATGATGTAGTAAGGGTTGGTACTAGGGATGCATTAGGTAAGTACCACGATAGAGTTATGTCTAAAGATGAGCACAAAGATATGAGGCTAGAAGCAATAAAAAATAGTTTTGCTCAAGCTAAGCCCAAAGCATATTTTTCTAAAAATCCTACTATTGCTTTTAAAGAAGATCCTTATGACCCATTCCCGGGGAGTAAGTTAGACAAGCACCTTCAAAAAGAAATTGCTACAAATACGTTTAGTCCTTTTAACCCTGAGTACATAGTGCTATAGTATAAATAATTGTTGGGCCCGGTCTTAGGATGCGGGCCTGATCTTAACGGACCCACACCTCTGTTACTTACAGACGCTATGTCACCGAGTATTCATGTGTGGGTTCTTTTTGTCCTTTTTATTTAATAAATATATTAGATACTAGATTAATGAATAGGCCCGAACACTTTTGGCATGGCACCCATGTCGCATTAAATCCTGGGGATATTATTTCACCTAGGGATTCTCGTGGGGCAGACTCTAACTTTGAAACTACAGACTCATCCAAAGACCTAACCGGATGGAATCCTGGGCATGTATCCTACGCCACTAGCTCAGTCGATATGGCAGAGTGGTATGCCAAACATGCGGCTAAGCAGCATGGAGAAGGCCGGGTATATAAAGTAGAGCCTGTAAACCCAGACGATGTAGAAGAAGATATCTACGGGGGAGGTTCTGAGCGAGATGCTGTACAAAGCCCTTCAGGATTTAGAGTATTAGGGGAACACAGATCTGGCGTATGCAGAAGTTGCTATGAGTTAAGAGATACAGAAGGCAAGTGCGCTTGTCCTGACAAACCTTAATAATTAAAGGAAAATAAAAGGTATGAGTGGTTTTGCAGGTCCAAGTTCTGACGATCTTGGCGATAACTTAGAACATCTAGGTACAAACCTAGAATTGCGCAAGGTAGAAGACCTATCTCGCATGCACGACATTATGCATGGAGCTAAAAGTACTTTGCATACCCCTACAAGCGCTGAGCACTTTGTGGCAGGTCGTACCGGACAGCCAGCTAGAGACGAAGATGGTTTCTGCAATATGTGCGGTAAAGGTTTTGAGAGGTAGCTAATGGAAGCCCGTGTTAGGCAATTTCAACCATTGCCAGCTCGTTGGTCAACTGCTACGGGCGAGAAGGGGTCTGTTTATTCTAAAAATTTAGACGGAACAGTAACCCGAACAAAAACAGCTGACTTGCAAGCTGAGCAATCTAAAAGAGGTGTAGATCAAGATCAATCTACAACTATGGATAATACGCGATTTGTACATCCTGATCATCATCAAGGCCTTACATACGCCCAAATGAATAAAAAATTAGTTATTGACGGCGTTATTCACAAAGCTATCCCGCTTGGTACAGGAAAAGGTCTGGGATTTGCCCCAGTTCCTGAAAATCACGTCTCTCTACACCCTAAAGAAGGCTACCTTCCTGTAGAATGGAACAACAATGGAGAAGCTCATCTTGGGCACCCAATAGTTGGAGTAACTTATGCCTAGTTCACATCAAAACTGGCAATACCTGGGTGGTAATGGATTTACCGGAGCGTACACCACCACAGGTGGAGGTGGCACGCCCATAATTGGTAGAAGTGACATGGACTTTGCCCGTATGGGTGTAGGTCGTCAGCCTTCTGCAGAATACCCTGATGGTTACCTAGGCACGATTCGCTCTCGCCGTGATGACCGTAGCAATGGAACTGATACAGTACTGGATTCCCTAAAGAATCGCCAAAACCAAAGAGCGTACCAGCGAGGTGTGCACAAGGGTGAACGCATTGACCCAGGTCAGTATTACTGGCCAAAAGGTTTAGAAGCAGAAAGACGCCTAGCAGTAAAGCCAAGAATTGTCGATAACGATGGGGCTCTAAACATGATGGTGCCAAGATATGCGCCAAATACTGTGATGGCACCTCCACCAGCTTTAATTAATGATGGTAAAGCTAATATAAGGGCTAATGAGCCCGTTGATATCAATACCACTAGAGCGCATACTCTAGCGTACCTAACACCTAAGTGGGGTTAATCTATGGATCAAGCAGATACCGTATATGGCCGTAGGCCTTGGAACTCGAGACCTGATTTAGAGCAAGACAATGAGGGGTTAACTGATACCCCATATAACTATTTGGGCCCATACGAAGATAGAAACCAGCAGATTCTTGGTCAAGCTATGGCTTCTGTCACTACTCCAAGTAATGTTTTGGGAGACGTCGTAAGACCCCCACTAACACAGATACAGCTATTTAGGCCTAGATATGGATACAGAAGTCGCCAGCTAGGTATTGAAGACATTATGGATGTAGACGCTATCTACGCAGAGCCTCGCACCGAACTAGGTGGGGCTGCTACAACAGAAAGCACAAGCAGAAACTCTTTTGGAAATGGTACTTACTAAGAGGATACATGGACAAGAAGACAATTTATAATTATTCCAACAAGTGTACTAAGTGCAATAAAATTGTTGGGCCGGTAGAGCGGCTATTTTCTACGTCTAATGAGGTATGCTTAGACTGTAGAAATAAAGATTTTAGCAATACACTTAAAAACCGAATGGTTCCAAGCTAGGAGAAATAATAATGAGCAGATCACAGAATAGTGAATTGCACGAAGGCGCTACTGACGGCAAGTACCGTAAGCGTCGCCCCAATACCCACGTTGCCCCAGGTCTAGGCGATGAATTGGTTAAGGCTAACCGGGCAAGTCTGCACCCATTCCTAAATTATGGATTTATTGATACTGAAGAATCAGTAATGGTTTCCCCAGGTGAAGCATCCGCAGGTAATGTAACGCCCCCTTCATACAACAGCACCCCAGTAGCTGATGTAAATAATTACATGCAAGCTGGAGAACAGTAATGGCTTTCAAATCTAGAGCCGGTAGGTCCTCAGGCGTATGCAGAGGGTGTAGTGAGATGAAAGATCCTCACGGCAGATGCGCATGCGAAAGAGAATGGATGCATGAAGATGCTGCAGCAAAAGGCGAAAAAATTTGTATGGGGTGTAAGCAAAGTACTCCTAAGGAAGAAATGGACAAAGAGTACCCTCACGTTTGCGAAAGTTGCGGGGACGCAGCTCGTGACGAAGAAGATGCCCAAGGAATATAGTGTTTTACGAAGAGGGCGATGAGCAGTTAACTCATAAAGAAAGAATGCTTAAAGAACTTCACTCTAGGCGAACAGAAGAAGAATTACATGCTTTATTAGACGAAGCGTTATTAAAACTTAGGAATGAAAATGGATCAGGAAAACAAGGTATCTCTTCCTGAAGACTATACCAATGTTTTTAAAGGTATAGCTAACCATGAAGATTTACGCCTTCCTGAGCATGAAGATGATGATATCTCTGAGCCTGATCAAGTAGCAGAGTTTGATGCAGACAAGAAAGCTGCCGGTCCAGCTGCTAGAGAGCAAAGATCTGTAGATGAGCTTGTTAAATACCCTGAAAGACTAGAGCGGTTAAAGAACGAGGTAACTTCTTCTGTAAAAAAGCTTTCAGTTAAGTGTGATTCCCCAGGTTGCTCCAATGACGCACATTTCTTTGTACATCACCAACGTCCTAATAAGACTGGGGCTGGCGTAGAAATAGCCAAACATGATACTGATCCTACTTATAGTATGGGTACTCCTGTTGGTTTTTCTTGCAAAGAGCACACTGAAGATACGGTTAGAAAATTTCCTACTTTTGGCCACCTTGCGGTACTCCAAGCTATGCGACATAGGCTTAGAACGGTTGAGCATGAAGATGCCTCTAGTCATCCGCTTGAAGCAGCTAACCCAGGGCCTGAACAAATTCAACTTCCTTCTTCTTTAGATAGCCGTAAGGCATCGACAGTATTAACTCCTATTCATGATTACATTCGCAAAGAAGATCTGCCAGATGGCCCTACCCATAGTCAAATAAATATTGATAATGAAGAAGATGACTTTAGGCCATTAAACAAAGAGGACCAAGATGTACTAGCTACTGCATATGCACACAAGCTGCGTAGTCGGTTTACCCCAGACCTTCTTAATAAAGAGCAAAGAGTTTTAAAAGCGCAAACTATTAGAGAAAAAATTTCTAATAGAATTAAAATAAGTCAATCCACAAAATACGGCCAAAGTACTAGAGACCTTATGACAAATGAGGCAGGAGAGCCAAACACTGTACTTTGGAAAAGAGGTCCTTTAAAAGGTCAACCAGTTTTTTCTAAATCTAGATTAAAAGAAGTTTTTGCAGATCCTAGCAAGCCCGAAGAATCACTTTCTCAAGGTAATACCGCACAATCTGATCAAAAGGGGTTTGTTTGGGTAACCGGCGCAGGAAATAATGCAGTAAATGCTGCTTTAGGAAGAACTGTAAGAGGAATTAAAAATTTAGCTGGTATAAAACCAGAATCAGGAACATATATTACTTCTGGCCCCCATAAAGGTGCATACAAACTGTCTGATTACGACAAGTATTCTTCTTCTTTTCCCGCTAGTTATGAAATTCTTAATCCAGATACGTATGAAGTTACTGAACATACTGGGCCAAGAATTATGCAGCCCGTGTTTGAGAGCCCTAAATGGAGGCGTACTTCCGCAGCAGGAAGCGAACAACTTAGGGCAAACGATCCAGCTGAAATCCTTCAGGAACAAAGAGATAGAGACCGCAATAAAGACCCAAGAGGCGTGTCCACTAAGTCCTCTAGGTCTTCAAAAGCAATGCAAATTGACGAAGAGTCTGACGATGACAGTAGTACTCGTAAACAAGCTATGGGTGAATTTGACAGCACTCGGCCAGCAAAGCATGAAATTGAAGGAAATGCTCAAAATGATTGGGATGTACGGTTTTTCCAAGGAGATACCGTATTAGTAAATAAAAACAATAGAGTAGTATATGCTGATTTTGTTCATCATGAGGATAAGCATGGTAATATAGATCACTCACAGGGGTATTGGCTAGCCACGGGTCAAAGAGTACGGCACGATACCTTACCTAGATACGTTGCTCCAGAAGATATTTTAGGTAAAGCTCCTAAAATTAGTGATCTTATTGCTCAAGCAGAAAGTCACACACATGATGTTGATGAAATTGATCACACAAATTGCGTAGATGCTTATGATGGATCTTATGGTAGAGAGGGGCACGCAAAAGGTAAAGAAAATGAAGAAAACTGTGCAAAATTTAGATTTGCAAAAGAGTTTCAAAATATTGATCACAGTTCTTGCATTAAAAAGTATAGATCAACTCTTG